TTATTGATATCTCCAACTGCATCAGGCAAATCTCTGATGATTTATTCGTTAGTGAGATACTACGTACACAAGAACGAAAAAATACTTTTAGTTGTTCCAACGACATCTCTTGTAGAGCAGATGTATAAGGATTTTCAGGATTATGGATGGGATGCTGAGTCATATTGTCACCGTATCTATTCGGGAAGAGAAAAAACAAATGAGTTTCCAGTTACAATTACAACTTGGCAATCAGTATACAAACTAGAGCGTTCTTTCTTTGAGGATTATGGAGTGATTATAGGTGATGAAGCTCATTTATTCAAGAGCAAGTCACTTGTAGATATTATGACTAAACTCCATCATGCAAAATATCGTTTTGGATTTACCGGTACTCTAGACGGAACTCAAACGCATAAATGGGTTCTTGAAGGATTATTTGGTCCATCGTATAAGGTGACTAAAACTGATGAACTGATGCGTCAAGGACATCTTTCTCAGTTGGATATTCAATGCATTGTTCTTAAACATCCTCCTCAAAAGTTTGAGAAGTATGAAGATGAAATTCAATATTTAATCTCCCACAATCAAAGAAATAAATTTATTACAAACCTTTCTTTGGATCTAAAAGGCAATACACTTGTTCTGTTTTCTAGAGTAGAAGCACATGGAGCAATACTCTACGAAAAGATAAATAATACTAAGCGAGATGATCGTAAAGTATTTTTCATTCATGGTGGAGTTGATACTGAAGAAAGAGAATTAGTTAGAGAAATTACAGAAAGAGAAAATAATGCAATTATTGTTGCATCTTATGGAACGTTCTCTACAGGTATTAATATTAAGAATCTACACAATGTAATTTTTGCTTCTCCAAGTAAATCAAGAATTCGCAATCTTCAATCAATCGGAAGAGTTTTGAGAAAAGGAAAAAACAAAACAAAAGCAGTTCTTTATGATATTGCCGATGATTGCACTTATAACTCAAGAAAAAACTATACTCTTAATCACCTCATAGAAAGAATTAAAATCTATAATGAAGAAAACTTTAATTATGAAATAATCACTATACAACTTAAGAAAAATGGGAATTGAAGAAGATTTTTATGCAACACTTAAATTAAAAACAGGCGAAGAAATCTTCGCTAAAGTAGCAGCTTCTGAGGAAGAAGATAAAACATTATTAATTATTACCAATCCAATTATAATAAAAGAAGTTAAAAGTAAAACTGGGATGGTTGGATATAAAATAGAACCTTGGTTAAAAACAACCACAGATGATATGTTTATCCTTAACCTTGAGGATGTTTTAACGATGTCCGAATCATCTGATATTGAAATGATAATGATGTATCAAAGTTATGCAAGACAATCTTCAAAAGATACTACCAATCATTCCCAAATTAACCGCAGAATGGGATACATTGCTAATGTGAATGATGCTAAAGAGATCTTAGAGAAACTCTATAAAAATAGCTAAAGATAATCTTTTCAACCCCGACAAAGGTTATTGTACAGGGTTTAAATGGTGTTGTCAAGTATTTTTAGAAATGCTATAATTCATACATATTATGAGTAAAACTAATGATTACAACAGCAGTTATGACCAAGAGAAAAAGGTCAGAGCATTACGTCAACAATAAAGAGTTTCTTGCTGCACTTATTAAGTACCGCGAGGATATTGATATTGCGCGTCTCCAAGATAAACCAAAACCACCGATCCCCCGCTACATTGGTGAGTGTTTCTTGAAGATCGCAAATCATCTCTCCTTTAAACCTAACTTTGTAAACTATATGTTTAAAGAAGATATGATTTCCGATGGAATTGAAAATTGCGTCCAGTACATTCACAACTTCAATCCCGAGAAGTCACAGAATCCTTTTGCTTACTTCACTCAAATCATTCACTACGCTTTCCTTCGTCGTATTCAAAGAGAGAAGCGTCAGTTAGAAATCAAAAACAAAATCCTTGAGCGTTCGGGGTATTCTGAGGTTTTTGAGGACAACAGCCTTGACGGATCTAACTACAGCGACTACAATAGTATCAAGGATAATGTTCACGCGAAACTACGTTACTGATGCGTATTGCTTTGATTAACGACACTCATTACGGTGCTCGTAAAGGTTCAAAACTATTTCATGACTATTTTGAACTTTTCTATAAGAATGTGTTCTTCCCGACGCTGGAACAGTACGGGATCACAACACTTATTCATATGGGAGATGCTTTTGATAGTCGTAAATCAATTGACTACCAAAGTTTAGAGTGGGCAAAAAGAGTTGTATTTGAACCTCTAAGAAATTATGATGTTCATATGATTGTTGGTAATCATGATTCTTATTATAAGAATACAAATAATACTAACTCTCCACAACTTCTTCTTAAAGATTATCCAAATGTGAAAACATATTCGGATCCAACAGAGATTAAAGTAGGAAATCTTGATATTCTACTTCTTCCTTGGATTTGTATGGATAACCAAGATCAATCTTTGAAGTTAATCAAGAAGACCAAAGCAAAAGTTGCTATGGGTCATTTGGAACTTCAGGGGTTTCGCGTAAACCGTTCTTTGGTTATGGAACATGGATTGGAAGCAGATCTTTTTAAGGACTTCAAAAAGGTATTTTCTGGTCATTACCACACTCGTTCTAATAATGGAACTGTATTCTATACGGGAAATCCTTATGAGATTTATTGGACGGATGTAGGTGATACTCGCGGTTTTACTATTTTTGATACTGAAACTCTAGAGCACGAACCTATCAATAATCCGTATAAAATGTTTCATAACATTTATTATGAGGATACTAACTATCAAACTTTTGATACTAGAGAGTATGAGAATAAAATCGTAAAAGTAGTTGTCCGTAAGAAAACTGATACTAAACAGTTTGAAAGGTTTATTGATAAACTTTATTCTTCCAATATTGCTGAACTCAAAATAGTTGAGAACTTTGAAATTCAAGAATCTGCAGAGTTTGAGGCTTTTGAATCTGAAGATACACTTTCGATCCTGAATAGATATATTGAGGAGGCAGAAGTCAATCTTGATAAATCTATAGTACAAAAACTACTTCAAGAAGTTTATCAAGAAGCGTGTGAATTGGTTTAATGTTTATTCTAACAATTAACGGCAAAGAAAAAGAAGGCGCATATTCTGTAATGGATGATGAAGGAGAACACATCCTTTATTTGTTTCAGGAAGAGGATGATGCTACTCGCTATGCTATGATGTTAGAAGAAGATGGTTATCCAGAAATGCATGTAATTGAAATTGAAGATGAGGTAATGATAAAAACTTGCGAACTTCATGGATATCAATATACACTAATTACCCCAGATGACATTGTTATTCCTCCAATTAATGTGACTCATGATTTTATTTAAAACTATTCGTTGGAAAAATTTTCTTTCTACTGGAAACCAATTTACAGAAGTTGATTTTACAAAGAATTCAACGAATCTCATTATTGGATCAAATGGTGCTGGAAAGAGTACAATTCTTGATGCATTGACCTTTTCTTTGTTTGGGAAACCATTCCGCAAGATTAATAAACCTCAACTTATCAATTCTACAAATGATAGGGACTGTAGAGTTGAGGTTGAGTTTGATATTGGAAGTACTTCTTGGAAAGTGGTAAGGGGTATTAAACCTAATATCTTTGAGATTTATCGTGATGATTCTCTTTTGGATCAATCTTCTGCTGCTTTGGATCAGCAAAAGTGGTTGGAGCAAAATGTTCTTAAAATGAACTATAAGTCCTTTACTCAGATTGTGATTCTGGGTTCCAGTACTTTTGTTCCTTTTATGCAACTTCCCGCATCTCATCGCCGTGAGGTGATTGAGGATCTTCTTGATATAAAGATCTTTTCTTCTATGAATCTTGTAATTAAAGATAAGATTCGTTTACTTAAAGATGAAATCAAAACTCTTGAATTGAAGAAAGAATCTCTCAACGATAAAGTTAAGATGCAGAAAGAGTTTATTGAAGAACTTGAAAATCGTGGAAAAGATAATATCAGTAGTAATAATCGGAAAATTTCCGATTTAATGTCTGAAATTGAACTTCATATGAAGGAAAATTCAGTCACTGAAGAAAAGGTGTTTGAATTCAATAAAGAACAGGAGTATGTGACTGGAGCAACAGAAAAACTTCGTAAGTTAGGAAATCTCAAAGGAAAGATCTCCCAGAAAGTATCTACGATTACTAAAGAGCATAAGTTCTTTACTGAGAATACGGTTTGTCCTACTTGTACTCAAGAGATTGACGAGACCTTCAGAATAAATAGAATTAACGACGCTCAAAATAAAGCAAAAGAGTTGCAATCTGGTTATAAAGAACTGGAGGAGGCAATTAAAGGAGAAGAAGAGCGAGAGCGTCAATTCCTTGCTCTCTCTAAGGAGATTACAAAACTCACAAATGAAATTTCTCAAAATAATATTAAGATCAATGGATGCCAACGACAAATCCGAGATCTTGAATCGGAAGTTCAAACTATTACCACTCAACTTGAAAACCGAAATACTGAACATGAGAAGTTAGAAAATTTCAGAAACAATCTCCAAACTACATACGAAGAACTAGCCTCTAAAAAGGACTCAGTTAACTACTACGATTTCACTTATAGTTTGCTTAAGGACGGAGGAGTAAAAACTAAAATCATCAAGAAGTACCTACCGCTGATAAATCAGCAAGTTAACCGTTATCTTCAGATGATGGATTTTTACATCAACTTTACACTTGATGAGGAGTTTAACGAAACCGTCCAGTCACCCATTCACGAAGATTTCTCTTATGCATCTTTTAGTGAGGGTGAAAAAATGAGAATTGACCTTGCACTCCTTTTCACTTGGAGAGAAGTCGCAAGGTTTAAAAACTCAGTCAACACAAACCTTCTGATTATGGATGAAGTGTTTGATAGTTCTCTTGATGGATTTGGTACAGAAGAGTTTCTCAAAATCATTCGTTATGTGATTAAGGATGCTAATATATTCGTTATCTCTCATAAGACTGGTTTAGAGGACAAATTTGAAAGTGTCATAAAGTTTGAGAAAGTCAAAGGTTTCTCGCGTATGGTGGTCTGAACCACTCAAGAAAAATGCAAGTCCCAAATTGGAAGCATCACTCTAAAAAAGAACAGAAACGAAAACTTAAACCGCAAGCACTTCGGCAAGCAAAAGCACGAAGACAAGCACTCAAGAAGCGTCTCAATCAACGAGACGCTTCTTTTTTATAAATAACTAAAAAGTATTTGTAAAATGGAAGCTAAAGACATTCGCAATCTACAAGAAGCATATTTGGAAGTTTATCAGGAACTTGATGAGGCATCATACTCTGCAAAGGCAGCAAGAGCAGGTAAGGATATTGGTAAACCTGGTAAAGCATTTGCAAAGATTGCTAAAGAAGCAGGTGAGCGTTATGGTTCTGAAGAGCGAGGTAAAAAAGTTGCCGGTGCAGTATTAGCAAAACTTCGTAGAGAAGAAGTAGATATCTACGACATCATCCTCTCACACTTACTTGATGAAGGATATGCTGAAACCCCAGAAGCAGCAGAACGTATTATGGTGAATATGAGTGAAGAGTGGAGAGATAGTATTGTAGAAGCAGAAGGTTCTTACGGACAAACTCCTAAAGCAAGACAGGCTATGTCTAATCTTGCACAATCAAGAGCAGCAAAACCTGCAAGTGAGTATGGTAAAAGGGGAGAAAAAACTAAAAAAGTAGGAGCAGCAGAAAAGCACGTTGAGAGAATGACGACTAAACCTCATCGTGGAAGAGGTCATTTAGGTCCAGCAGATTCGGAAGAAAGAGAGCACGCAAGAGGTATGGGTGAGGTAGGTTCTGGTCGTTCATATAGTGCTTCGGGCGGTTCAGTCACTAAAAACCCCAAGAAACTCCGTAAGCAAAAAGCGATGGGTGAGCACGACTGAGGCCAGTTCCCAAAGTGTCCACTTGGAGGTTGCAAGACCTCCTTTTTTCGTATAATAGGGTCATACGAAACAAAACCGATGCCTGTTCGCCACGAAATCAAATCCCAACTTGCGAAACTGCTTGCGACTGAAGACCTTGTAGTGGAGCACAAGAAGGTTGAGACCGCTTGCTTTAACGTCCATACTAGGGTTCTGACGCTGCCTCTCTGGGAGAAGGCTAGCGGAACCGTCTATGACCTTCTGGTGGGTCACGAAGTGGGTCACGCACTCTTTACACCTGATGAGGACTGGACCGAGACCACAAAGGTTCCCGCTCAGTTTGTGAATGTCGTAGAGGACGCTCGCGTTGAGAAACTGATGAAGCGTAAGTATGCTGGTCTTGCAAAGACCTTCTTTGGTGGTTATAAGGAACTGAACGAGCAAGATTTCTTCCAACTTGAAGGTGAGGATATTTCCAAGTTCAATCTTGCAGACAAAGCAAATCTTTACTTCAAGGTTGGTAACTTTCTTCCTCTGGATTTCACTCCAGAAGAAAAGGAGATTGTTGACCTGATTGCTGCTTCTGAAAGTTTTGCAGATGTTCTGATTGCTGCTGAGGAACTTTATAAGTACTGTAAAAAAGAACAGCAACAACAGCAGAAAGTTGCTGATTTTGATAATCACGAAACTCAAAGTGCTTCTACTTCTCCTAATGGTGAAGATGCTGAAATGGAGCAACCTCAGGATGAGCAAGAGGGTCAATCTAACGAATCAGAATCTTCTCAATCTGAAGAGAATAGTGATAATGAAGGACCCGCCCAAAGTCAACAAAATACCACTTCACCTTCTAACACTCAGGAAGAACCTGAAGTTCGTACTGCAGATTCTCTGGAAGACAAACTTCGCGGTCTGGTAAATCAGCACGGTGAAGATAATGTGTATGTAGAACTTCCTCAAGTCAATCTTGAGACGATTATTGCGAAGAACTCTGAAGTTCATAAAGAACTTGATGATTGCTTTAATCATCAGCAGAGGAATATGGACACTCTGAATGAAGCAAATAACGCACCTCTTTGGAGCCTTTATAAGAATGTAGACCTTGAGTTTCAGAAGTTCAAGAACTCTGCTCAGAAGGAAGTCAATTATCTTGTGAAAGAGTTTGAGTGCCGTAAGGCAGCAGATAGTTATGCCCGTGCTTCTACTGCTCGCACAGGTGTTCTTGATACTGGTCGTCTTCATTCTTACAAGTTTAGCGAAGACCTCTTCAAGAAAGTAACTGTTCTTCCTGATGGTAAAAATCACGGTCTGATTTTTATTCTGGATTGGAGTGGTTCTATGCAGAATGTACTTCTGGATACTTGTAAGCAACTCTTCAACCTGATTTGGTTCTGTAAGAAAGTTTCCATTCCTTTTGAGGTTTATGCCTTCACGAATGAATGGCGTCGTACTTTCTACGATTATGAGAGTAATGAGCGTAAAGCATCCGATAGGTCTTCTCACTATGAGAAGAAGGAAGGTTTGATTGTTGTTGATGAAAGTTTCTCTCTGATGAACCTTCTTACCAGTAAAGTTTCTGGTAACAAACTGGAACAACAAATGAAGAACATTTGGCGTCTTGCTGCATACTTCAATAACTCTTATAACGCTCCTTATACCTATCCTACTCGTCTGTGTCTTTCTGGAACTCCTCTGAATGAGGCTCTGATTTGTCTTCATCAGATTATTCCTCAGTTCCAAAGTCAAAATAAACTTCAGAAAGTTCAGTGTATTGTTCTGACTGATGGTGAAGCACCTCCGCTCCCCCGTCACGTTGAAGTGAAGCGTGGTTGGGAAAGTGAACCTTATCTTGGAACCCGTCACGTTAATCCCGACAACTCTTTCCTGCGTGATAGAAAGACGGGTATGAACTATAAGTTCGGGTATGATTATCACGGATATAGTGATACTCTTCTGAAGAACCTGAAGGATAAGTTTCCTTCTGTTAATCTGATTGGTATTCGTGTTCTGTGTAGTCGTGATGCAAACCGCTTCATTCAACTCTATCACTCTTGGAAGGATAAGAAGTATGATGCAATCCAGAGTGACTGGAAGAAGAACAAGAGTTTCATTATTACTAACTCTGGGTATGATGCATACTTTGGTATTTCTTCCACTGCACTTTCTCAGGATGCTGAGTTTGAGGTTGCAGAATGTGCTTCCAAGGCACAAATCAAATCTGCTTTTGTGAAGTCACTGAAAACTAAGAAACTCAACAAAAAGGTTCTGGGGGAGTTCATTTCACTCGTTGCATAAATACCTAAAAAGTATTTTTGTGCAAATGAGAACCTATCAGGAGTTTATAACTGAGATTAGAAGGTATAATCTCCGCCGTAAAGGTGGAGACCCTTTTACTCATTCTGGTGGTTATAAACCATTAAAACCTTTAGATTTGTCTGCTATTCATAAAATGGGTGATGAGGCTGCTAAATCAACTGCTAAGGCAAAGGAACAAAGAGAAAAGAAAAATAGGCAGTTTGATACTAGAAAAAGAATGGATGCTGCTGGTAAGAAACTTGGATTGCCTGAAGGTGTTGAACTTGATGAAGGTATGACGATGAAGGACTTCAAAGCAAATCGCAGAAAACTCAAGCGTAGAGAAGCCTCTGCCGATGCTGAGAAGAGAGGACACGTTGGTAAGGAATGGTACAATAGTGGTAGAAAGTATTCTCCAGATGAAGCAAAGAGAATGCGTTCAAAACTAGATGATGAAGAAAGAAGTACAAGACATCGTAGTGCTATAGACCCTGAGGGTGATGATAGTGACTACTCTGCAAATAGAACGAAGAATGCTAAGAAACTCCGCAAGCAAAAAGCAATGGGAGAACTTGGAGAAGAGCGTATTGATGAACTCTTCATTACCAGAAAATCTGCAGAAGAAAAAACCGACGAAAAAAGAAAGAAAAAAGTTGCTGAACTTATTCGTTTAATGAAACACGCAAAAGACCCAAGTTCTGATGTTGCTAAAAAGGCAGTAAAATCTGAAGAGTATATTGACGAAACTTCACTCACAAGAGTGATGAGAAAGTCGCAGAAGGGTGGTATGGCGATTATGTCTGCTCAAAGAGGAGACAAATCAAAAGCAGAAAACAAAGCACGCTCAAAACAACTTGAGAAAGATGTAAGAGGTGCTGGTCTTCCGGGTCCTACTAAAGTTGCTGGTAGATATACCGAAAATCCTGGAACTTCACAAGAGAAGAAAGTGGGAGAGAAATCTCACGTTATTACTCCCGGTAAAAAAGGTAAGAGAAAGTTTAAGAAAGCGATTGAGAAACTTGGTAAAAAGTATGACCAAGATTCCGTACTTATTCAGCGTAAAGGTGGTGGAGAAGCAACACTTAAAGGTACTTCTAAAACATCTTGGCCTGGACAAGGAAAGAATGTTAAAATAGGTAAAATGAAACCAGGTAGAACTGGAGAGTTTGATACCAAAGTTAAGAACAAGACATTTACAGTTGAGCATTGAAATGAAAAAAAAGTTTCCTTTTGAGCACGTTGTTAAGTACGACACAAAAGAAGTGTGGGTTGCTTGTAGCAGTGTAACTACTGCTTTAGGTATTCCTGCACTTGTTGAAAAATACTATCCTGGTTATAAAGGTCACATCGGCAGCAAGGAGTATCTGGAGACACTTCGGAACCAGTTGGTGAACTGACCACCAGGGGTCCCAGCGGACCCTTTTTTGCTCTATAATGACTGAGTTGAAACAAAACACACATTATGTCCCGCATTCAAATGACCGACGACCAAATCATCAGTGACCTGAAGAACACCTTTGGTAAAGAGTTTACTGCTGCCGATGTTCGCGGTTATTGTGCATCCAAAAACCTTTCCTATCCCACTGTTACTAAGCGACTGGAAAACTTCAAAGTTGGTCGCGGTAAGTGGAACCTGGAAGTAACTCAAAAGAAAGTGGAAGAGATGGAGCGTACTTTCAATAGCGTTGCTGTTCTTCCCGAAGTTCATCAAAACCTTATCCCCGATAAAGATGATACCTTCGTCAAGTTTGGTAATTTTAACGACGTTAAAAAAATTATTCAGTCCCGTCTTTTCTATCCTACGTTCATTACGGGTCTTTCGGGTAATGGTAAAACGTTCTCTGTGGAGCAAGCGTGTGCTCAACTGAAGCGTGAACTTATCCGCGTCAACATCACTATTGAGACTGACGAGGATGACCTGATTGGTGGTTTCCGTCTTGTGAATGGTGAGACTGCTTGGCACAACGGTCCTGTGATTGAAGCACTTGAGCGTGGTGCAGTCCTTCTGCTGGATGAGGTTGACCTTGCTTCTAACAAAATCCTTTGTCTCCAGTCGGTTCTGGAAGGTAAAGGTGTCTTCCTGAAGAAGATTGGTCGTTTCGTTAAACCCGCTGCTGGTTTCAACGTGATTGCTACCGCAAACACCAAGGGTAAGGGTTCTGATGACGGCCGCTTCATCGGCACTAATGTTCTGAACGAAGCGTTCCTAGAGCGTTTCCCTGTGACCTTTGAGCAGTCCTATCCCGCTCCCTCCGTGGAGCAGAAGATCCTTGAGGGCATCGCTCTGGACCTTGGCGTAGAGGACCGCGACTTCTGCAAGCGTCTGGTTGACTGGGGCGATATCATCCGCAAGACCTTCTATGATGGTGGTATTGAGGAAATCATCAGCACCCGTCGTTTGGTTCACATTGTTCGTGCTTATAGCATCTTCAACGATAAGGCAAAGGCAATCCAAGTGTGCGTCAATCGCTTTGACGACGAAACCAAGCAAGCATTCCTTGAACTTTATGACAAGGTTGATGCTGACTTCCAAATGCCTGTTCAAACTGAACTCAACATTGACGACAAGCAAGCAAACTGATAGAATATGGGGAGGTCAATGTGCCTCCTCTTTGTCCTTTTACTATGAAACAAAATGCCTGAAAACTTTGAGAGCACTTACGAAAGTTCTATTCCAAATTATTATACAAATACTTTGTATAAGGTAAAAGAAAACGGAAATCTTTATCCATACGACA